TTTTTTCGAGCATATCCATTGGATGAGCGACCCTGTTGACATTGCCGCACTGCGCGAGGCCATTGCGATTGCGCAGGCCATTGACGAACATCGTGCGCGCAACATGCTTTTTCGGTTCTTTCCCGACAACGACGATGACCCCAAGTACCCCGCGCGGGACCGCTATCCGAAGCACATGGAGTTCTTCCGCAGGGGTCGCGATACGTTCGCACGCTTCGCGCTTGCAGGTAACGGCGTCGGGAAAACCGAAGGGATGGGCGGGTACGAAGTCGCATGGCATTTGCGCGGGGAGTACCCGGACTGGTGGGAAGGCATGCGATTCGACGGTCCGATCGACTGCTGGATCGCCGGCAAGACCCACGAATCCACGCGCGACATTATCCAGACCAAACTGTTCGGCAAGCCGTACATGGAGCGCAGCGGCGGCGGGTTGATCCCCGCTGACTGGATCGACGTGGATTCAATCTCGCGCATGTCGAATCCCGCAGGTCGCATCGACTCGCTGCGCATCAAGCGCAAGCATGGGGGCGTGTCATTCGTCAAGCTCAAGTCCTACGACCAAGGCGTGGATGCGTTCGTCGGCACAGAACAAGACCTGATCTGGCTTGACGAACCGCCGCCGCTGGACGTGTATGCGCAGTGCGTGGCCCGTACCCGCAACCGGCCCAAGGCTCGCATCCTCATCACGGCAACGCCGCTGGAAGGCCGCACCGAAACCGTGCGGATGTTCCTGGAGGAGGATCACCCCAGCCGAGTCGTTATCCGTGCCGGCTGGGTCGATGCGCCCCACCTGACCGACGAGGACAAGACCAAGATTCGCGCCAACCAGCCGCGATATCTGCGCAATGCGGTGGAGTTTGGCGACCCGACCCGGCAGGGTGGCGCGGTGTTTGCGGTGGACGAGAAGGACATCACGATCGAGCCGTTCTCGATCCCGCGCCACTGGCGTTGGTTCTTCTCGATGGACACCGGGTTCAAATACACCGCTGCAGGATGGTTTGCGCTGGACCTTGACTCGGACTCGCTGTATCTGGTCAGTGACTACAAGGCCGGCGGGTACGACAGCAGCACGGGCGATGCGATCGACTACACGGTGCATGCCACCCGCATCCGGTCGCGCAACAAGATACTGACCGGCATGCACGACCTGCCAGGCGTGGCCGATGCTGCGGCCATCAACCTGTCGGACGGCAAGAAGATTCTGCACCTGTACCAGTCCTGCGGCCTTGAACTGACCCTGCCCAACAAGGCGGTGATCGCCGGGCTGGCGGCGGTGACCGAACGCATGGCAAACGGCACATTCAAGGTATTCAACACCTGCTACGAATGGCTCAAGGAGTTCCGCGAATACAGCGTGGATGACCATGGGCGACCGATCAAGGTCAACGATCACTTGATGGACGCGACCCGGTACGCGGCCATGTCCGGTCCGGACATTGCCGTTTCCCGAACGGAGCGGTCGGGCGCGGCCAGCGTAAAACGGCTATCCTTCTGACATTGGCAAGGGGCTTCCCGATGAGCGTCACCACCGATGAGATGTTGCAAACAGTCGCCGCAACCGGCCTGAGTGAAGGCGGGGCGGAATTATCGCCCGACCTTCTGGCGGCCGTGCAGGCGTTTGCAGAGCGGGCACGGTATCTGGAAACGCTGGGCGCGTTGCTGGAGTCCAAGAAGAACGAAGCGGCCACGTGGCGCCGGGACTATGAGGCGCGATGGGAGAAGAACCTACGCCAGTTCAATACCGGCGTGGTTCAGTCCATCCCGTGGGCCAAGGACAACAACCAGCGCGCCGACTCCGCGCAGGAGAACTACCAGCGCGCGCCCGACAACATCACCCGTTCCAAGACGCTTGCCATCGTGGCCCGCCGCCAGGACATGCTGTTCACCGGCAAGAACTACGGCCTGCGCCCAAGTCCGAACGCCACCCTGCCCGCCTTTGCCATGGCCGAGATTGATGCGATGCGGCAACAGGGCGCTTCGGCGCGATTGGTGGAGGCAAAGATCAAGTCCGAGTCCAAGCGCCGCTGCGCCAACATGGAACGTCAGATTCACGATGCACTGGAGGAATCGCGGTATCCCCGTCACGGGCGCGAGGCGGTGCGGGATTCATGCGTGATTGGGACCGGAGTGCTGGAAGGCCCGTTCCCGCAGGCGGTCATGCGGCGCATCTACGACTCGCAAACCGGCCAGACTGATTCGCAGTACGACATCGTGCAGCGCGTCGAGCGCGTGGACCCGGCGTGCTTCTTTCCGGAACCGTGCCGCCACATCGAGGAGGCGTCATACGCCTTCCGGCTGCACATCATGTCCAAGACGCAGGTTCGCACGCTGGTCAATCAGCCGGGGTTCGACCCCGATCAGGTCAATCGCCTGCTGGGGATGAAGCCGAACTTGGGCATCCTGTCCAACAACGTCACCCAATCGGGCGGCAGTGCGACGGCCAGCAACAGCAAGATTCTGGAGGGCCGCTTCCCGGTGTTCAAGTACCGTGGTCCGGTGCCGCGCGAGGCGTTGATGTACTTCGGATTCGGCATTCCCGAGGACGACAACACCACCGAGTTCATGGGCGAGGTCTGGATGAGCATGGGCGTGGTGCTCAAGGCCACGCTGGCGGCCGACGACTGGAACCCGCGCCTGCCGTTCTACGTCATCAACTACGAACGCGACCCGGATTCGTGCTTTGGGTTCGGCGTTCCAGACGTTATCGCCGCCGATCAGGACACCGCCAACCTGGCGTGGTCGGCCGCCAAACTCAACGCCATGGCCGCTGCCAAACCGATCACCGGCATGGTCAAGCAGTACCTCGTGGACGAAGAAGGCAACTACGATCTGACCCGGATTGGTCCGTGGATTCTCAAGGGCACCGACGACATCCGCAAGGCCATATCGTTTGCCACGGTGCCCAGCGTCAGCGACTCGATTCTGCGCATTTTCGAGTTGGCCAAACGCGGGGCCGACGAACATCTGCTGCTGCCGGCCGCGGCTGGCGGGGACGCGGCCATGCCCACCGCGCAAACCGCATCCGGGCTGGCGATGGTGATGAACGCGGGCAATATCGTGCAGCGCCACGCTGCAAACGAGTGGGACGATGAGGTGACCGCACCGCTGATTACCGCGATGGTCAATTACGAGATGGAATACGGGGTGAACATGGAATGCAAGGGCGATTTCGACGTGGTTCCGATTGCCAGCACGCAGCTTCTGGTGCGGGACGTGCGTATTCAGCAGGGCATGGCGCTGCTGGAACTGGCCGAGCGCAGTCCGACGATCGGTGCGCGGCTGGATTCGGACGTGATCGCCGGCATTGTGCTGCGCGATCTGCAATTCCCGGTCGAGGACGCGATGCGGTCGGACGAGGAAGTGGCGCAGTTGCGCGAGCAGCAGGCGCAGACCCCGGACCCGGAGATGATGAAGGCGGAGGTCGCGCTGCAACGTCAGACCATCGAGAGCGAGACGCGCATGTTCGAGGCCCAGTCGGCCAACGAGCGCGAGGTGATGAAGGTCGAGGGCAATATCCGCGTGGCCGAGATCAACCGCGATGCGGACCTTGCCAAGTTGGCGCTGACCGACCAGATGCAGGCGCGTGCAATCATGAAGGACCTGCGCATTGCAGAGGGCGAACAGGCGCTCACAAAAACGATGGCCGATATTCGCGCGGCGGTCGCGGCCCGCAATCAGGACATGCGCGATTACATCGCCCGTTTGCAGATCACGGTCGGCGCCACCAAAGAAGCGGCCAAACTGGAGGATCGGCGTGAGAGCCGCCAGGTTCAGCAGCAAACCGAGTCGCCGGTCAGGATTGCGCAGTAATGACCGATCGCGTTAATCCGCTGTCCCGCGACTGGGCGACCATTTCCGACCACTGTCACCAGCGCATCCGCGACTTGTCGGCCGAATTGGTCGAACTCGGGCACGAGCACACGGAATCGCTGGATGCCGCGCGCCGGCACCGTATCGACGAGTTGCGGCTGGTGCTGGCGCTCGTTTCACCCCCGTCCACCCCCCGATAATGCCCTTGAGAGGAGGGCTTTACCATGGCTGAGCAAACCCTTGCTGAACTGATCGCCGCCACAGAAGGTCGCACCGCCGACGCGCCCCCGCCAGACCCGGTAGTTGCGTTACCGCCAGAGCCTTCCCCGGCGCCGGCACCCGAAACCGTGGCACCGGAGGAGCCCGCCCCAGCGCCGGTCGCCGCTGCTGTGCCGAACGTCGACGACATTGATCTGACGACCCTGCCGGACAACGTGCGCGGCCTGATCGAGCGCGACCGCGCGCGCGTGACCGAACTTGAGCAGCGCGCGCAAGAGGCTGAACGGCGTCAGCGTGCGGAGTTCAAGCGTGCCCAGCAGGCTCAGGGCAAATTGCAGCATTTGCAGCGAACGCAGCAGGGTATTGCGCAAGGCAACGGTTCGGGCGTACCCTTGCCGTCGCCTGCCCCTGCATCGGCTTTTCAGCCGGCTACGGGTGGAGCGCCTGCCCTGCAATCCCCACCGGGTGCTACGGCCGGCCACGCTGCCGCAGCCACGTTCACGCAGAGCGATGACTGGAAGCGACTCCTTCGGGATTACCCGGAGCTTGAGGCGGTCGGCAACGGCTTCACGGCAATGAATGCGGAACTGCAGTCGGTTCGTGAACAGATGAAGGGTTCGGATAGCACCGATCCGCGTAGTCAGCGGTTGTCGATCGTAGAGGAACGTCTCTCCGAGTTGACTCAGGCCAACGAGCGCGCCAGGTTTTCGACCTTTGAACGAGAGCACCAACCGCAAGCGCATGTCCACGTCAAGATCGTGAGGGAGACTGATCCCGATACCGGCGAGCAGTACCGCAGACACGTCGTAGAACCCCGCTCACCAGAGTTCGCGTGGTTTTATTACAGCCTCGGTGCCGATGTCCGAGATGGGATCGACTGGGATGACCCCGAGGACCTGTCGGCATTGTTTACCGACATGCGCCACGCGGCCACCGAGCGAGGTCTTCTGGCGCCGTCAGCACCCGTTTTAGCCCCGACTGCCCCGGCCGCTCCGACGACGGCTGCACCTGTAGCGCCCGCCAACCGGCAGCGCATCACGGTCGCCGCAGTCCCGCGAGCACCCAATGCTGGCATGACGACCCGCGCGTCATCTTCCGCTGGAGCGATGTCCCCGCAGCAAACGCTTGCTGCACTGATCGCTCAAGAGGAAGGCAGGGTCGACAACTGACCTGATCCCAACCGTTCCAGACGGAAGGGGTCGCAAACCTACCCCTTTCCTTTCAGGAGCGATGCACCATGGCAACCAACAGTTATACCGGGCTGGCAACGTCGGGCAATCCGACCAATGTCTACCAGATTCCCGAACTCCTCATGACCGCCGATGCGGTCGAGGTCATCAAGAAGTGTGGCGTCAAGCTGTTCAAGGTTCCGGCCAACCGGAACGAGAACGTCTCAGCACTTCGCGCGGTCACCCCGGACGCCAACGTCAACGAAACGCCCGAGGGCACCACGCCCGCCTCACGCGCGATTACCTACGAGCAGGTGACGACCACCTTTGAGGAGTTCGTCGAGATTTTCGAGCACACCTCGCGTCAGGAGGAGTTGGGCGAGGTCGACATTCTCAAGGCTGAGAAGGATCGCATCAAAGACCTGTACCGGCGCACCAAGGAAAAGAATGCGTGGTTCCAGTACCGCGCTGCCAACAACGTGTTGTTCAACTCGAACGCGGTCACGGCCATCACCGGCGTCAACGGCCCAATCAGCGTTGGGCGTTTGCGCCAGACATCGCGTTTCCTCCAGAACAACCGCGCCAAGTACCTGCGCACGATGACCAAGGGCAGTGCGTTCATCAACACGACCCCGGTCGAGCCTGCGTACATGCTGCTCATCCACACCGACTGCAAAGCCGATTACCGCGACCTGCCGGGTTTCGTTCTGTCGCCGCGCGTGGGTGGTGCGAAAGACGTGTTGCCGGAATGGTTCGGCAATATCGAGGACTTCATGGTCATCGCCTCGCCGGAGTTCGATCCTGAACTGGGTGCGGGTGCTGCCATCGGTGCGACTGGTATGCGCGGCACGACCAACGTCGACGTGTACACGTCACTGGCCTACGGTGTCGATGCGCTCGGTTGCTGCGAGCTGTTCGGCCTTGGCGGCGGCGACATGAGCATGTGGATGTACGTGCTCGACAAGGCCGACAAGTCCGACCCTGCCAATCAGCGTCGCAAGATCGCTATTCGCTGGTACGACGCGCCGATCGTGCTCAACAACAACTGGTGCGTGCCGATCAAGCACGGCGTCACCGCCAACCTGACCTGAGGACTGCAACCATGAGCATTCGATATTCTTCGCTGTACGCCCGCCAGCCGACCCGCGCGATTGTGGGCGGCCTGGAGGTGGTTTCGTCCACCTTCGTCTTCAACGGAAAGACTCCGGACGCGGCAGGCTTCCCCGTCCTGCTTTCCGGCACGTATGCGCCTGCAACGCACGGTACTGCGACGTTCAATGCTGGCGCGACGCTGACCGACTCGGTGGTGTTGGCAGACATCCCGTTCGGCAGCCGAGTCACCCGCGTCGAGTTTCAGCAGTCGGGTGATATGTACACAGGCGCCGGCACAACCAATGCCGGCTTCGGGCTTGTAACGCCGATGGGTATTGTGGCAACCGCCGCTGGCCTGAATCCGGCCATCGAAACGGTGTTCAGCTCGTCGCTCGTCTCAATTCTACCGGCGAGCGCCGTACTGCTGGAAGGAACTGCCGGACATCTGGCTCCAGTGCTCGCCATTCTGGGCACGTTGGCGCCTGCGGTGCGACCGACGGGACGCGGTGCTGACTACTATCAGCTCATCGTGTCCCCTGCCGCGGAGGCAATCAACCAGGGCACGCTGCGGTTCATCGTCGAGTATGTGCCGATCTGATCGGATGCACCGGCAACAGTAACCGAACGGGCGCGTGGTGCGCCCGTTCTTTTATCCGCCACACCCACGAGGAGAGGATTTGCCATGAAACTTGAAGAAGCCATCAAAGAGAACTTCGTCCGATGCACGCGCAATGAACTGCGCCTGTTCTGCAAGGACGCGGGCGTTCGCATTGGGCCTGCGGCCGGGCCGGAGATGATGCGCCGTGGCCTGCTGGAGCATTTCAAGATCACCGACAGTACGCCGGGCGTTGTCAAGGTCGATCGTGTCGTCAAATACCGTGCGCGCAACGAGATTCTGCCACCGTACAACCTGACGCCGGAAGGCAATTGGGGCGGCCGCCGTCGGCGTATCACGCTGGGCAAGCCGCTGGATGCCACCAAAACTCAGAAGGCCGAGTTGATTTCGTGGAACTGCAAAAACCCCTATCGGGTTCCGTTCAACGAGATCGAGGCCGTGCCCGAGCCGATCTACAATACCCTGCGGGAGAAGCGACGCTCGATCCCCACGCAGGTCACCAACCAGCAAACCGGCGAGCAGTCGACCGAGTGGATTGAGGAGCCGAAGTGGCCGATTGAGGACCATGGCGTTGACCCGGATACCGCCGGATTGGCCGGAAGCCTGCGCGAGTGGTATCAGGGCAAGGGTCCCAACTGGCTGCGCGAACGCTCGCTGGTCGACATGCAACAGATCGCCGACCATTGCGGCATCGAACGCCAAGTGTACCGGGGCGCCGATGCGGGTAAGCCGCGCCTGATGACGCTGGCCGAACTGCTGCCGCACCTGATGATCCAGTTTTTCGACTTCCCCGATGTGGGTGAGTACGAAGAAGATGAGGATGAGACCGTGGCAAAGGGCAAGGGCAAGGCGGCGTGAACCGACTCCAGCTTGCGCGGCGGGTGCATCTGCTGACCGGGGCCGGCGACGGCCCGCCCGCTGGCAGCAAGCCGTCCACGACCATTGGGCAGACCGGGGAACTGGGCCGCATGGTGGTCGGCGTGGATGAGGCGTGGCGGGCCATTCAGACGGCTCGCCGCGACTGGTTGTTCATGCTGCGCGAGGGCACGTTTCCGCTGTTGGCCAACGTGCAGCGTTACCCGATGTTCCAGCGCGGGGTCGGGATTACCGCGGCGGTAACGGGCCGGCTGGCCACGGCTGTTACGGCCGCACCCCACGGCCGCGTGACCGGCGATACCGTCACCATCGCGGACGCCGTGCAGACGCCGTACAACGGGCTGGTCGCCGTCTTCGACGTTCCATCCGCGACGACGTTTCGTTATCTCGTCATCGGCGCTCCGGTCACCCCCGCCACGGGCGTCATCACCTATACCCCCACCGGCGGCGGTCCGCTGTCGGTGACATCGGTGGTCTCGTCGTTCGATGTGGTGACGCTGAATGCCGCAGCGCACGACTTCAACCTCGGCCAGCAGGTATTTGTCGCGGGCGCTGCAGTGGCCGCGTACAACGGATTGCAAACGCCGTTTGCAATGACCGCGGACACGTTGCAGTACCTCGTGCCGCTAGCCACCACGACCCCGACGACGGGTGATATCACGTTGTCGGCATCGGCATCGGTGCTGGGTTTTGATGAGGCGAGGCCGTATTTTGCGGCCAACCGCAACGAGCCGTACCTGTTGATCTACCGCACCAGCCTCGGGGTGGTCGATGAACAGCCGCTGTACTTTGTGCAGCCACGCGACTTCGAGGGTTATTTCAACCGCGCATCGTTCGGCAACTCGAAGGGCCGGCCGGTGTACTACACCGTGCTGCCGAACCGGCGGATTGCCGTGTTCCCGTTTCCGGACGTAGGCTACACCGCGCGCGTGCGCTACCGGCGCCGCGTGCAATTGATGGCGGTCGACATCGAGGAACCAGAGGTCATTCCGGAGGAGTTCCATCCGATGATCGCCTACAAGGCGGTCATGGACATAACCGGGTTCAACGAGAACAGCCAGCAGTTTACGAACGCAAGCCGGCTGTACGAGGAGATGTGGGAAGACCTGTGCATCCAGCAACTGCCGCGCATCTCGTCGGTGTTCGGGGCCGTGCGCTGACCCATGCCCAAGTCAACGGTGCAACTGCGCGGCGGGCTGAACACCAGCACCGACCGCAGCATGGTACGGCCGGGGCAGATGACCCAGTGCATGAACTTCGAGGTCACCAGTACCGGCGTGGTGCGACGCGCGCTGGGCTACCGCCGATGGTCCGGAGGATGCGCCTACGGACCGCCCGCGTTTTTCATGTGGGGGCCGGCCGACTCCGAGTTGATTCAGGGGACCTCGGCGACGGGCGAGTGGGGCTTGCCGGGCGGGCAGTTCCTGCGCAACGCGACCAGTACGTGGGTCGACTACGGGCGCCTTTCACCCTATACCGGCCGTGCGCGCCTGACGTACCACTACGACTTCTTCGACAAGACCGACAACTCCGACTGGTTCGCGCAATCGCCGCTGCCGACAACCAGCGCGCAGGTCGTTACCGCTCTCACGGGTCGTGAGCCGATCCGCCCCGAACGGCTGCTCGCCACCAATCCGGGCTTCACGATCAACGTGTTCAACCCGATCAATCAGGTGTTCGGGATCGACTCGACGTGGCCTGCCGACACGTTGGCCACGGCCGCGCACGAGATCATCGACCGCGCCTGGCCGGCTTACTGGGATCAGATTGCAGGGCAGGGACTGGCGCCGGTGACCGATACGGGCAATGGCGGTGGCGTTCAAAGCGTACCCGGCTACCACCCTTACGGCGGGATCGCGGGCTTGACGTATTGGCGCGATCGCCTGTACGTGGTGGCCGACATCCTGAGCATGTCATTCAGCGAGGGTCGATCGGCGCCTGCGGTGGGCGACGTGATGGAATTGCAGTACCGCACGATCCCGGTTCCGCTGGTGCCGACTGATTGGGTCGACACCAATTGGCAGTGGGCCGTCGAAAAGGTCATCGTGACCGGCGGAGAGTGGTCCGACGGCACCGCAACAGGCGTGATCCTGTTGGTCGGTGGTGTGCCGGGAGCGCCGACCAATGCCTTTCCGCCAGTCCTCTCGTCTCCGACGTGGAACTCCGCCAATGGTCGCTTGCTGGATGACGGCCCGCCGATATTCACGACACTCGTTCCGGGCATCCCGTTCCTGCACAACGTGTCGGGGGCTGAGGGCATTCGGAGGAACCTTACGGCTGCATCCGACATCGCAGCGTTCTCGGTGTGCCGCTACCTGCCGCCAGGCGCTGAACCTGCGATAGGCAGCACGATCACGGTTGCGGGAGCGTCGCCGGCGGGATACAACGGCGCATGGCTTGTCATCGCCAAGCCGGCTTTCGTGACCGACGACCCAACGGATACCCGCGTCTACTTCATCGTCCCCAGTCACCCGTTCCTCGGGCTGGTGGTTACCGGATCGGTGACCGTCAACGCGGTGGCGATAACGGCTGCGACCATGACGCGCGTCGGTACGCAGGCGACGGTCACGCTGGGCGATCACCTGTACCTTTCAGGGCAGTCCGTCGCAATTGCCAGTGTGACGCCTGCGCAGTACGCCGGCACGTTCGTGATCGTCGTCAACACGGCCAACGAGTTCACCTATTACCCGCTGACCGATCCTACCGGACCGCCTGCCACCAGCGGGACGATCACGGTGACCAGGACATCGACGCCGTTTCAGGCGATGCGCCTTCTCGGTTACGTCGACCCGATCGAAGATGGCGCTGCGCTGTGGCGTTCGACGGACGTGTATGAAGCGCCTGGCCGCAACGGATGGGAGCGCGTTGACCTTGGGCATGAGGTGCGGTTTGCAACCGGGACCAATGCGTTCGTGGTGGTCAACCGCATCTCGTCCGACGCCTTTCTCGACGGCGATGTCACCGACGGCAGTCCGGCGATCCTTGTCACGGACTGGGCCAATGGGCTGACGCTGACCAATGGTTCCGCGGTGTTCTCGGCGTCGCAGGTGGAAGCGGATGATGGCTTGCCGTTCGGCTTCTCGACGGTCGGGTTTCTGACGCATCCGCTGTTGACGCTATCGGACTTCGGCTTTGCGATCCCCGAGTATTCGATCATCACAGGGATCGAGATTGAGGTGAACATGTACAGCCAAACGCTGGGCACGTCATCGCAATGTACTGGGCTTTCGCTCAAGGTGGACAACGTACTGTACGGAAACCGTGCGCCTGCCGGCCCGCTGCCGGTGCTGAACACGACACTGTATGCGCTGGGCAGTTCGACCGACAACTGGAACGCGCCCATCTCGCCGGCAGCGGTCAATGACCCTGCGTTCGGCATTGCGTTTCAGTTCGTCAACGGAGACCCGCGCATCGACTTTGTACGCATTCGTTTGCACTACAAGCCATACGTCAGCACGGTTTATTTTCAGGACCCGGTGGACGCGGCAAAGACCATCACGCCGGCATCCAATATCGCAGTGTTCTCAGTGTGCCGCTACCTGCCGCCAGGCGCTGAACCTGCGATAGGCAGCACGATCACGGTCGCGGGAGCATCGCCGGCGGGATACAACGGCGCATGGCTTGTCATCGCCAAGCCGGCTTTCGTGACCGACGACCCAAACGATATTTACTCCTACTTCATCGTGCAAAACGCGCCGCTGCTCACCAATCCGGTCACCGGATCAGTGACGGTCGATGCGGTGCCGATCTCAGCCATCTTCATGACGCGCGTTGGCGTGCAGGCGACGGTCACGCTGGCCGATCACCTGTACGTGACCGGCGAACACGTCACGATCGCTGGGGTCACGCAGCCGCAGTACAACGGCAACTTCCCGATTCTGGTCAACACGGCCAACGAGTTCACCTATTACCCGCTGACCGACCCTGTTGCAAACCCGAGCACGGCCGGCACGATCACTGCAATCCGAACCAGCGTGGCGAGCGCAAGCGCGGTCTGGTACTACAAGGACAAAGGCAACTTCATCCCCGGAACCGCGCAAGGCGTCCTCACCATCTATGACGTAACGAGGCCGATCGCTGTGCGTGCAGGGCTTCGTATCCGAAGTGCGGCCGATGGCGGCGGGACGCTGTATGCGCTCACCGCGGGCGCTGCAGAGCGCGTGTACATGCAATCGTCCAAGGACGTGACGCGCAACAATTCGCGGTACGAGTGGTTGATCGCAAACTTCACGCGGTCGGTCGTGTTCGAGCAGATGTTCGGCGTCAGTGGCGCGGGCTTTGCCTTCTCGTTCGACGGCAAGTATTTCATCCGCATCCGCACGGGGTTGAGCAAGTCGCTCGATCGGCCACGCCATCTGCTGGACCACAATTTCCAGCTCGGGTTGGGCTACAACTTCGGCGACGTGGCGTTTTCCGACTTGGGCTATGCGGAATCATTCTCCGCTGTGTTCGATGGATCGTCGCCGGCTTCACTCAACCCGGACTTCGCAGGCGGATCGACCACGGTATCGGTCGCCGACCCGGTGTTTGGCCTGCTGAAACTTCCAGAACAATCATTGGCAGTATTTTGTGAGGGCAGCATCCGGCGGATCAGCGGGTCGGGCGGCGTGTTCACCGAACAGGTGGTGCGCGCCGGGCACGGGATCATCGAGTACACCGCGCGCAACGTGAATGGTTTGGTGGTGTTCACCGACACGCTGGGGATGATGCGCCTGCGACCCACTGACCTGTTTGGGCAGTTGCTGCCGCAATACGTGAGCGCCCCCGTCGCGCAACTGCTGTCGGCTTCTGAGATGGCGACCCTTTCCGGACCGCGCCCGCGCCCGATGTTCGCGCAGCCGTTCAACAACAAGAACCAGTACCGGCTGTATTTCAACGACGGCAGTTACATGGCGATGACCATGGTCGGGGCTGACCTGGAGCCGCAGTTCTGGGTCGGGCAGTACGATTTCGTCCCATTCTGCGTCGGGATCGGTGTTCACTCCGACCAATCGCAAGTGCAGTTTGCCGGCCACGTCTTCACCGCAAACCATTTGCTGCCCTACGGGCCGGGGCCGGGCGGCGCTGGGTCGACCGCACTGGTCTATGGCATGGAGGTCAATCCTGCGTGGCCGTTCCAGCTTGACGTGTCATCGACGTGGGACACGGACGCCATGCCGGCGCTTGCGACGTTTTTCATGGGTGACATGGGTGGCGAAGGCGGGCTGCACGCGACCAAGCGTTTCGGCGTTGTCGGACTGGATGTGCGCGCATACGGTTACGCCAACTTCGCGGTGTCGTTTTCGACACGGTTCGGTGAAGTGGTGGGATCGCGCGTTGGGCCGGGAGATTTCAGCGTGACGGGCGACGCGCTTGCGCATTCGGTCGGCAGCGTGGTCGGCGGGAACTACGTCACGACCCAGCAATACCGATCGTCGATTGGTTCCAATTGCTCGGGCGAATGGCTGCTGATGACGGTGGAATCCAACGGAACCACTGACTATGATGCAGGCGCGACGAACGCGGCCATTCGGTGGTTGCGTCCGTTCGAGCTAGGCATCGCAGCGGTGTACTACGACATGAACAAGAACGTGGTTGCCAGCGAAACATCAACGTCATAGGAGTTTGCGATGTCTGACAACCCATATGAACAAACGCCGCTGACCGGGCCATACGCAAACCCGTTGGCGTCGAATCCTCAGCCGATCTCAAACATCGAGCGCGTGTTCCAACAGCGTCGATCGCAGGCGCAGGCCAACCTTGGGCAAGGCCGCGGCGCCGGCTTGCAGGTGTGGAATGGTCCTGCTGGTTTGAATGATGCTGGCGCGCACTGGCGCAATGTGCAGGACAACGAGCTTTCCGGCACACGACTGGCGGGCCTGCTGGACCGGGGCGGTTCGTATATTCAAGGCGCGCGATCCCGTGTTGGCCGGGCCGCGGCGGCGCGCGGCGCGTTCAACACCAATCAGGCGCTGGCCGAGGGCGAGGCCGCAGCGATCGACCGCGCAGGCGAGTTTGCGATGCAGGAAGCCAATGCGTTCGGGACTGCAGCGCAGCAGAATCAAGACGCCTTCAACCAGATGCGGATTGCGCAGGAAGGCAACGAGACCAACATTGCGACGGCCAGCATTTCGGCGGGCGCAACGATCGGGGCGGCGCAGATTCGCGCTTCGACCGATCTTATCCAACAGGACCGTGACAACCGATGGCGTGACCGCGACCGCGACACGCGGCGCGGGCAAGACCGAGATGACGCGAACCGCGATCGTGGCTGGAGCGTGGAGGACCGCGATAGTCGGCAGAATCACGACATCAACGTGCTGCGGGAGGGCGAACGCATCAACAACGGGGCGCGCCTGCAGGATTTCATTGTGGCGAATCCTGATTTGTGGTCCAACCCGACGGCGATGCAGGGGTTTCGCAACCTCATGGCCGAACTATTCCCGGCCGGATCGCCGATTGGTGGCAGCGGGAGCGTGCGCCCACCGGGTACTCCGCCAGGACCGCCTGCGTCGGTCAGCGGCCAGTCGTTCGGCAATCAGGGCCGCCCCACGGGCGGCGGCAACGCCGCACCCAGCCCGATCGGCATGCCTTCTTCCTCGATGGCAGGTACGGCGCAGGCACCGCCGATGCCGGCTGGCCTTCCGGGCGCGGCACCGCGCAACCGATCCGGCAGCATGGCTGCCGGGGGGCGCGTGCCTCTGGGCTACCGCAACCGCAGGCAGAACTGAGCCATGGCTCTTGTCATTGGCGCTGTCGCTTCGGCCTTTATTTCCGGCTTTTTCGGAGACAGGGCCGCGAAGCGTGAAGCCAAAGCGAAGCAGGCAATTGCGGCAAAGTCCGACCAGAATCAGGTCTACATGCAGGCGCTTGGTCGTCAATGGTCATTGGTCGACCGCCGGCACAAGCAAGACCAGTTCAACTCGTTTGCGAAGTTTGCAACCAAGGACTACGGGCCGGCAGGCCCAATGATCGACCCGAACTCGATCAAGCCGGTCGACCCGTATGGTGGCAAGGGCGGTGGCGTCCGTGGCGGAACCAGCCTGACCGGCACCGCTGGTGCGGTTGGCGGGCAAGTGCAGCCACCGGGGGCTGGAGCCGCCGGTGCGCTCAGTTGGAGGTCGGGAACGTGAGTTACGCCTACAAGCCATATTCCCCACCGTGGAAGCCGCAGGCGACCACGAACCACACCAATGCGGCGCGTAGCCAGTACGTGACGCGGCAGGGGGATGCGTGGACGCCCGGATCGAAGACGGTAGGATCGACCAGCCAAAAGGGTGGTGGTGGTGGCGATGTCGCTGGCGCCGTCATCAGCGCGGCGATCTCGGGGTACTTTGGCGACCGCGCTTCAAAGCGCGAGACCAAGGCCAATGCAGCAATTGCGGCAAAGTCCGACCAGAATCAGGTCTACATGGCATCCTTGCAGCGCCAGTGGGAATTGGTCGACCGCCGGTATGCGCAGGATTCGTTCAACTCGTTTGCGAAGTTTGCAACCAATGACCTAGGCCCAGCCGGCCCGATGATCGACCCCAATTCCATCACGCCTGTCGACCCGTATGGTGGCAAGGGTGGCGGGGTTCGCGGCGGAACGTCGATGACCGGCAACGCGGTGACGGCAGGAAGCCCAAACCCGACTGGTTCTCCCACCGCACCGGGCGCGCGCCCGATTCAGCAGACCAAATCACCCACTTGGAGGGCAGGCGCATGAGCGTACCCGCAGAACAGATGCCGCCGCAGGGCGAGATGCCGCAGGATGGCGCCGCGCCTGCATCGAAGGATATGAAAGCCATGCTGGCCGAGTTGGGCAGTCTGCCGCCGGAGATCAAGTTGGTCGTGATTAGCTGCATGAAGGTCATCGACCAGCGTGGTGAGGAAATCGTGGGAACAATGGCCGAGGGCGCGAAGTCCATCGCCATCGGGCTATCGCAGGCAGCGTTTGCGCTGCTGATGGGCGCGATCGCGCAACTGTCGTCGGAAGCTGAGGCCGAGGTGGGCGAGAAGGCTGGGATCAATCCCGGCGACTTCGTGGGCGACGCAGGGCCGGCAGAGCTGGTGTTGGCCCGGCTGTTCGGGGTGGCCGAGGAAATGGGGCTCCCCGGCGCTGACGATCAGAGCGAGTACGTGACCGCGGGCGATGCGCTGGACTTGCTGCTGGAGATCGCGGAGTCCGGTGGCGGTGAGGGCGGTGATCCAGGAGCGCAGGAAATGCCGGCAGATGCCGAGATGGCACCGCAGGCTGCGCCGGCGCAGGCTGCGCCGCCGCAGGGATGGAGGAGCGGCGCATGAGTCGCGCGCTGCAGCAAGGGTTTGGCGCTCTTTCGGACTACTTCTTGCGCCGTCTGGAGATGCAGATGAACGAGGAGGCCGAAGTGCGGCGGGACACGCGGCGCAAGGCGGAATGGCGTGAGGACCAAGCCTCTATTGGCGAGCGCAGTCGTGGGCTGTCGACCGAGATAGTGGGCGGCAACGTGTTCGATGTCGACAAGGGGGAGAAGTGGGACGCGGAGAAGAATGCGTGGGCGCCGGTGGAGTACGGTCGGCGCTTGCAGCCGACTGTCTCACGTTCAAGTGGCGCGGACTATTCGCGCGTCGTCTTGGGTGACGGATCGCACGCCAACCATTTACGCACCGACCCGTTTTT